CTTACGGGTATGGGCTTTACTTTGCGGGAAAGAAAGAGGTTGCGGAGTTTTATAAGAAAGAACTTGCACAGGGAAGCATCACCTTTGATTCTGGTGAAACGATCACTCCCGATTGGGACGATCCCGGATATAACGCTATTCGCCTTCTGCGTGATGCGGGCAATGATTACGACAAGGCTATAAGTAGCGCCAGAGAATTGACACCATCTGATTGGGGCCTTTCTGTTGCTGGCAAACTAAGGGAGTACAGGAAAAAAGGCGGAAAGGTTGTGGGTGCAGGCCACCTCTACGAAGTCGAGCTTGCGCCGGAAGAGGACGAGTACCTTCTGTGGGATAAACCCCTGAGTGAGCAGGGCGAGAAGGTGAAGAAGGCCATCTCTGATGATAAGAAGCTTGATGAGTGGTTCAATAGTCAGAAAAGAAGAGACGCTGGAGTGAAATTAAGCCAGAGGGCTCCATGGGAAGACACGGACCGCTTAACCGGAAGGGATTTTTACAGAACCCTCTCGGATATGATAGGCCGCGATAATCATGAACGGTCCAATGGTGCTATCAGGAACGAATCGGACGACAAAGCAGCCTCCGAATACCTCCGCTCTCTCGGCATCCGTGGCATTAAGTACCTGGATGGAACGAGCAGGGGTAAGGGGGAAGGGGCTTACAATTATGTGATCTTCTCGGATCAGGATGTCGAGATCAAGGCGCGTTTCCGCAAGGGCCCCTCGCAGCGTATCCGCAAGCTCGGTATTCCCGCGCCGATCGGAGAGATCATCACTTCCCACTACAACAATATTCAGGTGAAAAAACACCCGGATTACGCGGCGGCGAAGAAGGGCGATAACGAGGCGGCCGTGCGCCTTGTCCGAGACATGGTCAAGCCCGACACGGCGCAGGCCGTCAAGGACCGCGTGGGCGGCGGCGCAATCTTTGTGTACCCGCACGCCATCGAAGAGGGGGGCGTGAACGCCATCCCGGCCATGCTCGCCGGGTACTATGCCGAGCAGGCGGGCGGGACGCTTGACGACTCAATCGTTCAGAACGTGCGCGCTTTCCATACCGGCGCAAAGGCCATGGAGCGCCTCATCGCTCGAGCCACGTTCACAGGAGACGTGGTTGAGGGCGGCAGGTACGTCCTGGTGGACGACGTCACCACCATGGGCGGTACGCTCGCTGAGCTGGCAAATCATATCCAGGACAACGGCGGCGTGGTGGTCGGGGTAGCAACCTTGACAAACGCATCGAGGTCTCGTAATATGACGCCCAGCAAGCAAGTTCTCAGCGAGATCGAAAGGAGGTACGGCAGTGAAATCCGTGAGCAGTTCAACATCGAACCATCGGCCCTCACCGCAGCGGAAGCCGGCTACCTCCTCGGCTTCCGAGACGCTGACTCCCTCCGAAATCGAGCAACTGCAGCGCGACAAGAAAGAGCGGAACGACTTCGCGCGAAAGGCGTTCGGCCAGAAGAGGTAACCCGTTTCCGGGTTGCGCCTTCCCCCACGGAAACACCCCTCGACACCAAGTCTCTCTTCCCCGAGGTTCAGAAGCGGCTCGATGAGGCCAAGGGCATCGGCAACCTCGTGCGCACCAAGGAGAAGGCGAAACACCATGTCTCCGCTATGTGGCATTCGTTCCGTCGGCACTTCCCGCACCTGGATCCCGACGAGACCGGAGACCTGATCAACATACTCCGCATCTATGAGGCTGTTCCCGAATACTCGAAGTACAAGGCCAAGGGCATGATCGAGGACATCCTGGGCGGTCTCACGGACGACGAGTACACCGTATTCTCCTATAACATCATCCTGGCGGACCTCATGAAGGACCTCGACGATCCGATCCTGGGCGCCACGATGATCGAGAAAGACGAACTCCCGTTCGGGTACACGAATAAGGACCAGGTGGAGAAGGACCTCAACCACTTCAGGGACCAGGCCATCAAGAGTCCCGCGATCATGGAGGCCCTCAGGAAGCGCGAGAAGAGCATCACCGACCTCAGGCACAACCTCGTGAGGTACGGACTCCTCGACAAGAAGGTCCTCGAGGACACGAACTACTACCACCACCAGGTCATGGAGTATTGGGGGCTCAAGCGCATGACGAAGGGTGCCGGCGTGAGCTCAAAGGACGTCAGGCCGCACAAGAAGGGGTGGATGATCGCCCGCGAGGGGAGCATCAAGGATTACAACACCGAGTACATCGAGTCCGAGTTCGAGGTGTTCGCCCAGGGCATCGCGCAGGTCGAGACGAAGAAGACCATGGACAGGCTCGATCGTTCCGCGAACATCATCAAGAGTCTCAGGGCCCAGGCAAAGCTGAAGAATTACGGCGCGTGCCTGGCGATCTTCGAGGAGATGGGACTGATCGAGAGAGTCGAGAACGAAAAGACCGGCGAGATGAGGGAGATCACCCCGTTCACACCGATCGAACAGCAGATCGCCATAGGATTCTCGATGCTTGAGAAGCTGGCCTTCGACGACAAACTGGAGGCACCACAGGAGTACCAGGGCGTGCTCGACTGGTTGGCGCAGGAGTACCTCAATCGCAAGGAAGATCGAGAGTACGGCTTCTTTGACGGGATCGACGATTCGCCAACGCACCCCAAACTGTGGGCATACCTGTCTTATATCGTGCAGAGGAAGGACCCGGGCTCGGGTGCCGCGGCGCGCATCTTCAAGGGGATCAAGGAGAAGGAACGCCTCATGAAGGACACCCTCGGGGCCAAGTTCAGGACCTTCGAGAACGAGATCCCAGAGGGATATACAATATGGCGTCCAGAGCCGAACACGGCATGGTACATGACCAACTCCATCACCGACCAGGTGCTCGAGCAGGTCCTCAAGGGAGAGAAGTCCCTCAAGGATGAGGATGTGAGGAAGGTCCTGGCCCGCGGGGTGGACGCCATGTGGGTCATACCAGAGGGCCTCGCCGCAACGCTCTCCAACTTCCGCGAGTACAAGGATGAGGGCCCGGTCGGGAAGGCGGCAGAGTTCACGGTGACGTCGTGGAAACAGTGGATCCTGATCAACCCGTTCAGGGTGATCAAGTACAACCTCAACAACATGAGCGGCGACTTTGACATCTGTTGGGCCTATGACCCCGATATTATAAGAAAGTACGCCTGGGGCGCCGCAAAGGACCTGTGGATGGAAGCACGCCACAAGGAGATCTCTCCGGTTCTGAAGGCTGAACTCGAAGAGGCTCACAGGGTCGGCGTTCTCGGCACCGGCATGACCGTCCAGGACATCCCCGACATCACGAACCAGATGACGCTCGACGGGTACCTGGAGGTCCTCTCCGGCAGGAACGTGTCCTATATCTCGAAGACGTGGAACGTGCTCAAGAAGTACACCACCTACCGGGAGAACATCCTCAGGCTCGCGTCTTACAGGTACTTCAGGGACCGCATCATCAGTGGCGAGAAGAACATCTATGGCGCCTCAAACGCTGACATGATCGACAAGATCAAGAATGATACCGACCGCGCCGCACACCTCGCCAGGGAACTCGTAGGAGACTACGGCAACATCACCGTTGCGGGTCAGTGGATGAGAAGGAAGCTCATCCCGTTCTACTCATGGTGTGTTCCCGAGTATACCGAAATCCTCACCAGAGAGGGCTGGAAAACCTATGACCAGCTAAGGGTTGGAGAGGAGGCCCTGACCTATAATATTCAGAAGAGAACAACGGAATGGCAGGAGGTTCAGGATAAGGCGGCATACCCCTTTGACGGAGACCTCGTGACCATCCAGAATTCATACGGATTCAAGTACCAGTTCACCGAGGATCACAGGGTTGTGGTCATTGAGAAGTACAAGGATCAGCGTAAGGTAGTGCTGGCAAAGGACCTGAAAACTCACCAGCATATTCCCTTGGTAGCTCCTCATGAATTCACGGGTGTGAGCGTTCTGTCCGAAACGGATGCTGCTCTTCTCGGGTGGCTCGTAACGGACGGGTATTTCAGGGTGAGGGCGAAGTCTCCGAACTCCTTCGAGGCGATGCTCTACCAGAAGAAAGCCGAGTGCGTGGAACTGATCCGCGACAAGTTCGCGGAGTACATTTCGTCAGAGTCCGTACACCCTGAGACAGGGGTTATCTGCTTCAGGCTGAAAGCTGCAAAACTTGGAGAGATCAGAAAGGTGTTCGGGTCCAAGGATGATCTGCCGGGCATCGTCACGCAGCTTGGGGAGAAAGAATGCCAGGCCATGTACGATGCCATGCTCGCAGCAGAGGGAACGGCGGTGAATGGTTTCGTGGCTTTCCCACAGAATAACGGCCCCGTCCTCGGTGCCTTCCAGATCCTTTGCTACATGCTCGGGAAGGCTGGACATATCCGGCCAAAAACATGCAGAGGTAAAGAACAGCACTCCCTGTACGTGAAAAAGGGGGACAAGATCCAGCTATCCAAATGGAAGAATACCCGCGAGCATTACAATGGGATGGTCTGGTGTCCTAAAACAGAGAATGGCACATGGATCATGCGGCAAAACGGTAAGGTGATGATCACCGGGAACTGCGAGATAAACGCGCCCAGATACGTCAGGTTGTTCCACAACCTCCCCATGGAAGGCGAGGGTCGTGGCAGACTCGCCACGGCGCTCTCAGCGAAGCTCGCGGGTAAGGCATTTAAGCTCTCCGCCAAGATGATGACCCTGTACGGTCTGGTCGTTCTCTGGAACATGATCTTCTTCCCCGACGAGGAGGATGAGCTCGGCGACATGCAGAGGCGTCAGCTTCACCTGATCCTGGGGCGCAGGGGTGATGGAAGTATCATCACCGTCAGGTTCCAGGGGGCCCTCTCGGATGCCCTGTCCTGGTTCGGTCTCGAGAACCCGGCAAAGGAGCTCTCCGATCTCGCCGAGGGAAGGAAGACCTGGGGCGAGCAGGGTTGGGAGTTGATCAAGTCGGCTCCGAACAGGTTTATCAACTCCGCTCAGCCGTTCGTGAAGCTCGCCGCGGAGACGCTCATGGGCAAGTCCCTGTTCCCGGACGCCTTCAACCCGCGACCGATCAGGGACCGTGTCGAGCACGCATCGCGAATGTTCTCCCTTGAGAACATCTACAAGCACGCCGCCGGCAAGCCGACGAGGAACCAGTGGCGCGAGCTCGATTTCTGGCAGGACTTCCTGTACCTGTGGGGGTACGAGCAACTCCCAGGGGAGGCCGCGTACTTCGACACAAGGGAACGAGTAAGGAGGTTCCTGGACCGCAAGGGTTTGAATCCTGGGTACTTCCAGGCCGACTCCTCGAGCAAGAGCGCGGCGCTCTACAACTACCGCCGGGCTATGCAACTTGGAGACGTAGAGGTCGCGAAGAAGAACTATGATCGCTACATGGAGCTCGGCGGAACCAAGCAGAGCATGAAGACATCGATGAGGCTGTCTCACCCGGCCGCAGGGATCCCCAAGAAGCACCGCGAAGAATTCTACAGGAGCCTGACCGAACGAGACCGCGAGCGCATGCAAGCGGCGGTCGAGTGGTACAACACAATATACGGAGGCATGTAATGGGTCAGAGAACCAAGGTCGGACAACTGAACACGGGCCAGGAGCGGTTCGTGAAGCTGGTCAAGCGCGAGCCCGACCCGGCAAAGAGGATGGAGCACGAGTGGTTGGTCGAGTGCGCCGTCGCGGCAGGATACAAGGGCAAAACCAAGCAGTTCTGCAAGCCAGGGGAGAACCCGATCGACGTGACCGTTCGCCAACTCATGTCGAACCCAAAGGTCCTGGCCGCCCTCCAGGGTGTCAAGATCGAGGAGCAACTGAAGAACCTCTACGGCCCTGACAATATCAAGAGGCGCCTCGGCTCGATGATGAACGCGAACATCGACGACTACATCACTTGGTCCGTTGAGGGGGTGCGGGTTAAGCCCTCGGATAAGCTCACTCGAGAGTTGAAATCCCGCATCCTGAGAATCACCGAGAGACGAGACAAGAGCGGTAACGTGATGATAGACGTCGAGATGGCGAACCCCATCGACGCAGCGGACAAGCTAGCGAGGATCTACGCCATGTATAAGGACAAACTCGGCATAGAGAAGGACCCCATCGACGAAGATCTTGAAAAAATGAGCACAGGAGACCTGTATGAACTCGCCAAATCCATCATTACTAAACAACCCGATCTTGCAGACGTGTTCGCCCGAGTCCTTACTGATACGTTTGGCCCGTCAGGTGGCGGCAAGGCATAAGTACCAGAAGATAGAGACATATTACCCCGAGGAGGGGAAACTGTCCCGGCACAACTACCCGAAGCACATGCAGTTTTTCCTCGAGGGGGCGAAGCACCGTGAGCGGTGTTTCCTGGCGGCGAATCGTATAGGAAAGTGCCTTCCCCTTGATGCGCCTGTCATGATGGGAGATGGATCGTGGCGAGAGTTGCGATGGATCATCGAGGGCGACTACGTCATGGGGTACGACCTACAGACCGGCAGGGCATTTCCTGTCAAGGTCACCGAGGTAACACGCTCTGGCGATATGGAGGTCTTCGAGGCCACATTCTCAGACGGCGGCACCATGCGCTGCACCTGGGAACACTGGATGCCGGGGATAACCAGGAGCGGCAGGACGCAGAATTCGCACGGGAAGAAGGTGCCCGTGTCGCCCAAAAAGAGGCGCTTCAATGAGTATGCGGAGTCAGTCAACAATGCGACATCGAGCCGGCACAGCTTCCTTTCCCCACGTCTCGTGGACTATCTCCAGGTAAAACGACTCCCCCTTCATCCTTATGTTGTCGGGGCGCTCCTTGGGGACGGATCACTCAACAAGGATCATGTTGTTATTACGACTGCGGATGAGGGCATCCTTCAGAAGATCCTCTCCCTCACTCCAGGGCTTGTCGAGAAGGCGGTTCCTCATAAAAAAGGATTTTGCTTCACCCTCTACCAGGTCAAGGATGGAAAATATGGCCTACTTAGTAATGCGTTGAGAGAGATCGGCCTTGCGAGACAAACTTGCGAAATGAAGCACATCCCGGAGCGCTATCTAACAGCCAGCGAGGACGACCGTCTTGAGCTCCTGGCCGGGCTCGTCGATACCGACGGAACCCACAATGATTTCACCCAGAAGTCAGAGCGCCTCACGCGGGATTTCGCCCGCCTCGTAAGGAGCCTTGGAGGCAAGGCCACAGTGTACCGCGAGAGAAGGGTCTGCACTAATGCACCAGGGGGACCCAAGGAGGGGTGGTACTGGAGATGCTCATGGAGACTGAACAGGCGGCTGCCGCTCGTTCTCGACAGGAAACAGCCCAGGATCTCGAAGCGTGCCGTAGATTACTCAAAGAGGGTGATCAGAAGGATCGAGAGTGTAGGAATGATGGATTGCGGGTGTATCACGGTGGATCATCCATCTCACTGCTTTGTAGCATACGATTGGGTCGCAGTTGGTAACAGCGAGGGCGTGGGCGGATACGAGGTTGTGCGCCATGCCACGGGGATATATCCTTCCTGGTGGAAGGGTCGCAGGTTCAACCGGCCGGTGAGTATATGGGTCGCGGGAGACACGGGAACCACCGTTCGTGACATCATCCAGATGAAGCTCCTGGGCCCTATCACTGACATGGGGAGTGGGCTCATACCGAAGAACCTCCTGCATGGAAAGCCGCGGCCCAAATCAGGGAACGTGCCCGACCTCATGGAAACCATCTACGTCAAGCACATCACCGGCGGGGTCTCGAAGATCGTCCAGAAGTCGTACAAGGAGGGCAGGATCTCGTTTCAGGGCACCGAGCAGGACGTGATATGGCTCGACGAGGAGCCGCCGCTCGATATCTATGCTGAGTGTCTATTGAGGACGATGACGACGGACGGCCTGGTACTCTGCACGTTTACCCCTATGGAGGGCATGACCGAGGTGGTCATGCTGTATCTCCAGGACGGGAAGATCCCGGAGAGTGGGGTCATTTACTCGGATAGTACAAAGATAGTTCTGGAGGGTCCTGCGTGAGGTATATCCTGTTGCAGTTCAAGCACCTGCATATATGCTCTGAGTCAGGAACCTTGGTGAGCGATTTGGTCTTACAGAACGGGCACTTCCCGAGTAGAATCACCTGACGTTGCAGGGGGCTCATGATAGCCCCACTGACGAACTCGCTAAGGCTCACCGCGTCGCCTCCACGTCTTCATAAAACTCCCCCAGGATCTGTCTGACCCCACCGTGCCAGTAGGGGTTATTATCCATAGAAAATGGCGCAGGGGACTCCCGGCTTAAGCCGGGGGTAGCTGACCATAGTGGTGCAGCTTTAGGATCCTGTAGGCCAGTTCAAGGGCGCTCATGTGTCACCTCGTCCAGCAGGTCGGAGAGGATGCGTCTGACAGTATCCATCTCATGAACTTTGATGGCTGTTTCCTTCCATACCCTAGCGATGTACCTCTCCATGATAACCGATCGGTCGGGCTCATCCTCCCATCCCTCCCTGATGGCCTTGCAGATAGCTCCATCACAATGCCCTTGGGCCTCAACATGATTTTCAAGCAGGAGAACACGGGCTCCAAGCATTTCGTCTTGGAGCGCCT